TGTTGGATTGACCGAAGCCATTTCCAACTGCTCCAGCCGTTTAACCAGCTCGGTCGGCACGTCATCGCCAATGCCCAATGCCGACCGTATCTCATCAATTTGGCCGCTGCTGCTGGAAATTGCCGCTATCACCGTATCGATATTGCGCTGGTGCTGGTTTGCCTCCATTAGCTTTGCTATTTCCGCGCCAGTCATTCCCCGCACTGTCCAGACTGGCGGCGTATCTGGCGGAAAAAAATCCGCCAGAGCTGGCACAGGCACATCAGCCGTGCGCGGCTCAAAAACCGCGCGCATGAATTTGTTGGAATCAAATGACATTAGCTTGCCCTATTTACCGACGCGGTTGTCGGGCTAATGGTCACTTTTACCATTGGGTTTTTTGATACGTTAAATGTTCGGCCTAAACCAATAACCCCTTGTGTCAGGATATAAGGGGATTTGTTTTCGTTTTGGAAATATTTGATAAATTTGATGTCGCCATCGCACGCCATAATGGCATCGGTAATGCCGTCACTAAGCTCTGCCGTAAACGTTGCTTGGCCAAGCGATTTTGATGATGTGCCGATAACACCTCCATAGACCTCTGTAGATGAAACAGAGTGCGAAGTGTCTGCTGGCACAAACTCCGACGCTGACCGCTGGGTAATGAAAACCGGTTCTGCATAGCTGGCATAAACTGCCTTCGCTACCGGGCCGGTATGAATTAACGGCAACGCCGAATCAAACACGACCGTGCCGTTAAAATTGTCGGTGCTGAATGACGGATAATCATAACGCTCAACGTGCGTGCCGATAACCTGGAATATTTCCGATGCCGTAATCGGAGCGGCTGTGTTGCTGATAACCCGCACCTGAGCAATCTCGATACTGCCTACAGGAATAAGTGGCGGGCCACCTGCCGCGCCGCGTGTTGAGCTGAACGTTGTGCTTGCCCCGTCTGTACCGGCGACAAACGCCAACGCGCCAGCACTGGTAACTGTCAGCGAGTTGACTTTTGCAACTGCCGTTGCAGGTCGCGTAATGGTTTTATCCGCTCCAGCTGCCACGGCAGTTTTAACGCCTGCCAGATAACAGGACAATGCCGCAACGTCTACGGCGTTGTTTGTCAGCGATGCCGCCGGTACAACTTTACCGCCAGTTATCAGGCCATTTGGCCTAACATCCGGCTCGTTTCCTGATGAATTAGAAAACAGCGAAACGGCACTGTTAAATGTTTTGTGGTCGCCTGAATCGGTTAGCGCGCTCATGGCGTAAGGTGTTACGCCGGTCTCGAATTGAATTAACGACTTGCTGTTTGACATTGCAGAAACTCCAAAAAAACTTTAAAAAACAATTACGGCAACGTGTACGGGTCGCCGGTTACATACGAATAATCCACCATAAACAAAACCCTGACTCCGGTTGCCCTGCTGCCGGTTTCTGGATAGGTTGGCGACGACTGGGCGACGGTTATGTCTTGGGCATACCCACCTAGCGTCGTGTCCGTGCCGGTAATGGCCGCGATGATCTCGCCAATCATGGCGTTTGCCTCCGCACTTGCCAGCGTGTAATCCGCGCTTACCCAAATTGCCTCAATGCCAACAGGCATCCGAATGTCGGTGATTCCGTACTTGCTCTCAGCCGCCGTGTCGTCGCCATCCCACACCGACACAAACTTTGCATTGCTTTCTATTTCAGACCGGTAACACCTGTTGACCGGCTCGGTTGTCAATGTGGCGCACCGGCCAACAATGGCCTGTATTATTTTTTCTCGTACCGTATCAGCCATGCGTAACCGATAATGTAATCATGTTGTTGCTCTCCCCTAGAATGGCATCGACAAAATAGTCAACGCCGCCAATAACAAATTTGCTGCCCTTTTTTACGTTTGGAACGTCAGCTTTTAACGCCTTGATAATTGCTATAGTTGTGCTAAGGTAAGCGTCCTGCAGCCTAAAATCATTGTTTCCAAGGTCAAAAACTACGTTTATTATGCTTGGTGTCGCGCCAACATAATAAATTGCTTGGTCGCCAACAACTGCCATTAAATCAGCTTCGTCTTGCGCCGAAAATTCATTTGACCACGCCATTAAACTATCCTCAGGCCAAGCCGCCCAATCACGTCGAACGGCTGCTCTTGGCTGATGTCTGACGAATTTAACAAGTCCGTGACTTCGGCAATCGAAAAATCCCCGCCCAGCATGTTGGTCAATGTTTGCGGAGAAGAAAGCAATTCATAAAAACCAACCCCTATCAGTCCAGAGCTGATGTAATGTGTTGGTGGCTGCCTGTCATCAATGCCCAATCCGGTAGTAAACATCCCTTCGCCATATTCGCCACCGACCATTGAGCAGATTGCCTGCGCCATTCCCCTAAACGATTCCGGCACAACCAGCGTCACAAATGTATTGCTCATAAATTCCCCTAGTTTGTAGTGACTGTCCAGCCCTTTGCAACAAGATTTGATTTTGAAACCAATCCAGCCGCGCTAGGTGCGGCATTGCCTGTGCCGCCAAGGTTTAATGTGCGTGTGCCTGAGTTTCGTCCTGCCGCATCAAATGCCGCCAAAATTGCATCTACGGCTGATTGTGTCAACAAATTGTTTTGCGCCCGAAAATCACCCAACGTGTTGCTGACCGTTCCGCCGGAAAATCCGGTGATCTGGTTGCTGTAGCAATAAAAAGTATTTAGCGCGGTGTTGGCAGACAACGACGGGATAGAACCAGTTAACAGGTTGCTTCCGCAATTGAAATAGGTTAACGCGGTGTTGGCAGACAACGACGGGATAGAACCAGTTAACAGGTTGCTGTAGCTATGAAATTGAGTTAACGCGGTGTTGGCAGACAACGACGGGATAGAACCAGTTAACAGGTTGCTGTAGCAATAAAATTGAGTTAACGCGGTGTTGGCAGACAACGACGGGATAGAACCAGTTAACAGGTTGCTGTAGCAATAAAATTGAGTTAACGCGGTGTTGGCAGACAACGACGGGATAGAACCTGTCAGCTGGTTTGTGTTGCAATTAAAAACTGACAGTAAATTTTTTGTGAATGAAAAAAACAGCGATTCCCTAGCTGTTATTGATTCCGTCGCCGTAAACATTGTGCTGTAGGAAGAGCCTTTCCCAAACGCCCATGAAAGGTTTCCTGAGCATGATCCACCCCTTCCAATATAGGAAGAGCCGTTGCATTCAAACAAATAGCCGTTTACCAGCGGTATGCCGGTCAATTTTTTACTGAAATATTTTGTTAGTGCCGACTGTTCTTTTGCCGTAAATTCCCTATTTAGAACAACCATATCAACGCAGTCTGATATGGGGATGTTGCCGGTTGTCTGTGTCAACCTGCCTTGGTAAAACTGCACGCCGCTGATGTTGGCGACCGCTATCCAATAATCACCTGTTGCCCCGTTCCATTTTAATGCATCATCAACAAAATCATGTTTCAGCCGCAATGCGCCAACATTCTTAACTCCGACCGTGTTTCGTATTGAATCGAGCAGTGGCCTTGCTGTGCTGGTTGATTGAGTGGCATCATTGCCATTACCTGATTTATCGCGGATTCTACCAATAGGGTCGCCAACTGCAACGGCGGTATAACTGCCGCTCAGTTGTGATAACGTTGATGCGTCTGAAATATCGAACCATGCGCCATAACCGCCGTGTTCATACAGGCGTTTGGGCGTGAATCGTTTTGATAATAGCTCGATATTTTTCAGCATTCAGATACCGGCAAAATTTAACCGGCCTGTTTTCACAGTGCCGGAGTTTGGGGTAAACCCTGAGTCGGTTGTCAGATAGGCGTATAAATGTTGCGTTATCAGACGCATATAACGCGAAGGGTCGGAGAACGTCACTTCTAACGTGCTGCCACGGTCTATCACGCTATCAGATTGCACACTGCATAAATAGGCAGAAATATCGCCGCTTGGCAAATCCCATGCCACATTGTCGCCATACGCGCTTGGCGGTGTGGCGTTGTAAAAGCGCAACGTGAAACTGGACATTCCAGCCGGTATGTCGGTGCGGGAAATTAAAATAACGCCATCAACGAATTTGACCAGCTGACCGGCAACGCCAACGTTTAAAAGCGTTATGGCCGCAGAGCTTCCAGTAGCGGCGCCAATCACATCGCCAGCCGCATAGGCATTTGTGTCAGCCGGTCTCGTCACCGAAAATGACGGACTTGATGACGTTGTGCTGTAATCTGATTTTGCAGTGACTGGGATATTCCCCTCGTCGCTGGCTATCGTTACCGACAAACTATCCTTCTGCGCCGCTTTTCCGCCTGCCATAAACCCTCTTTTTGCGTTTGATTTTGTTAGGGAATGCCACGCCAACACCGCCAGCAAACAACAGGCCAAGCTCAACAATGGCTGTTGCCTGCTCTGGATTGATGTGGATGTTGTATGCCGTGGCAATCAATATCAATGCCCGCCACGTTTTAGGCTCAAGCATCCTATCAAGAAAGTATTGAAAAACTCTTTTAAAAACAATCACTTTACTATTCCAAAATCCAGTTTTAGCTTATCGAAAACCCACGCGCCAATAACCGCCAACGTGCCAAGGACAACCGCGCCTGCCAGCTGTTCGGTTATTTTTTCATACAACTGGCTGCGCCGTTTGTTGCGCTCTATCTCAGCCCTGACATAATCCAATAACGGCTCGGCATCCTCGATAAATTTATCCAGCCGTTTGCACTGTGCCGACATGTCGTGTATTTGGTCACGATGTGGGCATTGGTTGCATGTGTTTTCCGGCATAAAACACCTATTTGTCTGTTTTTGCTTCGTTTTCGTTTGTTAGTGCTGCTAAGGCGAATGCTTCGTCATATACCGGCAAGATTCCCTTTGGCAATCCGCCGATAATTTCAATTTCTTCGCCAGCCTTAAATTCCAATGCAACCTTGCCGACAAACACGCCTTTTTTATTGGCGTATTGCTCGACAACTTGCCGCCTTGATTCCAGTTGGGCAGGCGTTAACCTAATGGCAACGCCTGATGGAATGGTTGTTTTTGATGTCAATATAATCTTCATGGTCTTAAATCAGCGTAACCAACACAGCTTTTTGCCAGTATCCATAACCGACATTTCTGATGGCCTTAATACCGTATTGGTGTACATCTTCTGAAAATTCCAGCTCGCTGCCTTCAGCAATTGCCGACATGACAATATCCTGCTCATTTTGGCGGATGAATGGGGCAACGTCGCCATCGCTGCGGAACACGGCGAATTTGGTTGTCCATGCCGATAAACGTGGATTAATAGCCAGGCCAACCCTAAATCCGCCCAATGAACCAGCTGCGGCAACCAGATTGCTGGTCTGGCTAATCACCGTCGCGCCCAATGCGCTGGCTGCCGCGTGCATAAACGATACCGGCACCATAACCAAAAATTCTGTAGCATCTTCGTTTAACGGCTGCGCTTGGTCGTCAACAAATCCATACAGCTGCTGGATGGCATTCAGAATCGCGCTCTGCATTTCCGATGCGGTTGGCGCGGTGGTTGTCGTCACGTCATACTGAATGCTATTGGATTGCGTGCCGCTGTCGCCTTCGCTATGGTCGGTGTCGAAAAAATACTGCCCGTCATAACAAACCGATGACGCGCCGTTAGCAATCAATGTCGATAACAGTTGCGCCCAATGAGAATTGGCGCGTCTGGCCATTTCATTGATCCGCAACTGGATTTGTCCTGTTTTGTCACGGCGAATCCAATCCGCGGGTATTTCCATCGTGGATTCAAACTTTTTGTTGGTGATGGTGATGCTTGACTCGCGCAAACCTTTTGCATGCCGACCGCCAACCCATTCGCGCATCATTGGCGACTGGCCAAGCCATGCGTAAGTCTCTGATTCTTGGTTGCTTTCAAACAGCATTGATAGCGGGTCAACCCATGACGCACCGACATTTTGCTCAAGAGTGTGATAAAAATTGCCGATAATTGCACGGCTAGTGATTAATTTTGCTGCCATGTGTTATTGCCCCCGTTGCAATATCGCGTTGAGTTTTGCCGTTATGCTGGCAAAGTTGTTGTTCAGCGTTGTTTGGTTGAACGATGCGCCAACGTCGGAAACCGTACCGCCAGCCGTTCCTGTGGTGCTGTCTGTTAATTTTGCAATCCGGCACTCGGTAGCCTCAAACTCAACAATGCCGACACCGCTGGAAACGAACGCACGCACTGAACCAATGCGGGTGTTGGTTGATTGGGTCAAGACAAACGTGTCGTCATCTGATGCGTAAACATCTTTTCCAACATCTGTTATTGCCAAGCTGGTTACAGGCAATTTAATGTAGCCATCGCGTTTTACCCTAACGTATTTGTCGCCAGCTGAACCGGTTGAATTGTCTGCCGGAATTTCGCAAAACCCCAAAAACACATCACCGGCCTGCAATGGCCTTGCGTAACCTGATCCGTTGTCTCCAACCGCCGCGCCTTCATAGATGATGTCCGATGCGATAACCGGAAACGCTTCATGAGTACCAAGTTTGTAATCCCGTGGTTTGTCTGCCGCTAAAGTCGTCATCATTTACCCCCTAAAATTTTTACGCTGCCGTTTTCAACCGCCTGCATATAGGCGCAATAAACATCGGCTGTTTTAAATTCTGCCTGCAAATCGGCACTCGCTTTCCAATCGGCCTGCCATTTTTCCTTGCCTTGCAGCCCGTCCGATTCCGCTTTATGTTCATGTTCCGGTGCGGCGGCATGTGGCACGGGTTTTGGTGTGTCGTTTTCAAATTTTTTGCCCATATTGGCACGGGTGTTTTTTTCAGCTGCCAAAATCTGGATGGCCGCCTCTGCGGCGGTTGTTTTGCCGTCATATTTCAATTTGGCAATTAATTCGTCATGCCCGGGCATGGCCAACGCCTCAATGCCGTGGATACGGTCACGTTCTGCCTGTGCGCCTTGCGCGATACCAGCCGACATGCCAGCGTCAAAACCATCTTTGGTTAATGCAGCGGCAATATCTGGGTAATCGGCGGCAATGCTTTCTTTTGTCATCGTCATAGTTGTTCCTTTTTTTGGTAAATTTTTCGGTTTTGTTCCGGATAATTCGGCAATTACGGATTCCAGTGAGCCGATGCGGTCAGCCATACCGGCTGCGATGGCTGCTGATGCTATCAGCACACCGCCACCGCCAAAATTGGACATCACTTCTTCAGGTGTAACGCCGCGATACTCGGCTGATGTTTCAATAAAAACTTGCGCCAATGAATCAACAATCTGCTGATACTGGGCTTTGCCAGCGTCTGTGGACGGGTCGGCATGTTTTAAAGGTGATTGACTGCTGATGAATTTGATGTTTCCATCATCGTCACTGGATGGCTGCAACACCACGCCGATACTGCCAAGCAGTGCCGTGTCGCTAACAATGATTTCGCTGGCTGCTGATGCCAGCCAATAGCCAGCTGATGCGCTCATATTGGAAACATAAGCGACAACCGGTTTAACGGCGGTGGCGGCGCGGATTTGGGCGGCAAACTCTGAAATGCCGTTTGCCTGCCCGCCCGGGCTGTCCATTTCTAAAACAATGGATTTTATCGACGGGTCGTCAACGGCTTTTTGAAAATCCAATGCCAGTGTGGCGATGGATGTTGCACCGGATATTTCGGTGAATAAATTGGCGTAACGGAATATTGGCCCGATAACCGGCACGACCGCCACGCCGTCACGGACGGTGACGGCACTGGTATTGGTCAACGGCTTTCCCAATTTTGCGGCAACGGCTTCAGCATCTCCAAAGCCTTTGGCAATGGAAATTATTTGATTAAGCGCTTCTGGCGTTATCGCCCAAAGCTCGGCTTGTATAGCCGATATGATGCGTTTATGTTCCATAGGCTCATATAACTGTTTGAGCCTATAGGTTAATTTTTAATATGTCCCATTTTCAACTAAAAAAATGGGAATTTTTTATTAATGATATTAATTTTTTTCCAATCCAGCACCAACCCGCATCCGATGTTCGTTGGTGCGCTGTTTGTGTTTAACCCACCAATCTCCGCCATCATGCAAAATGCTTTCGGCTGCTATGGTGGATATGCCCATGTCAATACGTTTTTGTGCCGCGTCCGCCTCTTTGCTCGGGTCAATGCTGCCCGGGCCGTCTCCTATCCAATCGGCCTGACACCAATAATGCCGGATCATTGAGTCCTCAAAAAATCCACCTGCGGCAATATTACCGGCGGCTATTTCTCTGCTTAACCAGTCCTCATAAATTGGTTGGCAGAAATACATTGCCAACATTTCACGCCTAACCATAAACACGCGCCACGCATCCAACAATGCCGCACGGGCTGCGCTATAACTGCTGGTGAAATGTTTGATAAGCACCTCAAACGGCAAGCCTAACTCTACGCCAATTTGACGAAGAATTGCTTGCACAAACGGGTCAAACTCGCTGTTTGGCCTGCCAGGGTTTGACTCGATAGGGTCTTCCCCGGGCAATAAATTAACGACCTTTCCCGGGCCGTCCATAGTTGATGGCGGTATTCGCCCATCCCATTTGCTGTTTTCATCAAAATAGGATTTTTTCCCATCATCATCAAACAGGCTGTCGAATGCGGACGGGTCCATTTTCATAAATATGGCAAATGCTCCTGAAACCACGGCGGCCTGCAATTCCGCCTCGGTATATCTGGCCAACTGTTTCAGCGGCTCAATAACCGGCGCCAAATTTGGTACGCCACGCACCTGCCCTGGCCTGCGTTTTTCTAACAAATGAATCACGTTACGGCGGCCTGTTTCCGCACCAAATGCCGCCACTTTTGTCCATTGGCGAGTTTGTCCAGTTTTCCACGATGTGGGATGTTGGTTGCAGATATGGTATGTTTTTGGCGCGCCTAAACTGTCCATTTCAATACCAGCCACCAGTTCGGCTGTGTCTTGGGTCAGGTTTTCGTTACATATCCGGTCTGCCTCAATCAATTGAATCACAGGCACTAACCGCCCCGACCTGTCAGACTGGGTTAGCAGTGCGAACACGTCACCGGATTCGAGCATTGACCGGAATGCCAATGCCATAATCCCGTAAAAATTTTGACTGCGGGTGGCATCACAATCAGTTGATTCCGCCCATGCCTGAAACCGACTGTTAACGTCATCCTGCCATGCGCCTGCCTCTGCGCCGGACAAGCCAAGTTTTGCACCATCTATTGCCGACCGCATTGTTAGGCCAGTGCCGACAACATATGTCACCATCGTGTTGATTGCGCCGCCAGCAATGGGCGTATTCCGTACCAGATCTCTGGCGCGAGACCGCAATATTGGCAGATCAAGAATTGTATCGTCGTTAACGTCTCCGTCTACCGGATTATAACCACCAATGGCTGCACGGGTGCGTGATGCGCCGTTATACCCGCCAATTCTTTCATACATGCCAAGTGACAGCCGCGCCTTGTAACGCTTTACTGCTGATGTAGGGCTGAAAAATTCGACAATTTTATCGGGGATGTTTTTTGTTATTTTCTTTTTTGCGCTGACTTCTTTCATGGCCATCACCAGTTAGCTGACACGGTTCTTGATCTGCCCGCTGTATTGCCAGCTGCCTCAAGCTCTTTGCATTTTTTGTCCCAATAATCAATGTTGTTCCTAACCTCCATCGCGTCAGAGCGGCGCAACACACGCCCATCGTGGCGCACTTCTTGGTTGCTTTGCAGGCGGGTGTCGGCATCCAACCAACCTGCCAATTTTTCCTGAGCTTGTTCTAGGGTTATTCCTGACATGATTGGCCTCTATGCTTGTTAATTAATCGGTAGATTGTTGTTTTCGGTATGCCATGCAGGTATTCGATTTGGGAAATGCTTCGACCTGCTTTTAGGCAATCTATTATGGTTTCTATTTTGCCATTGATGACCGCATTATGCTTGCCAATATATACAAATCCTCCTCCCCATTGTTTGCTGATTTCATGCTCCAGTTTTTTTGCCGTTTCTGGTGTTATATCTGGAAACTGTTGGCGCAATATTCCGATTATTGAGCTAATAAAATCACTCATCTCCTGCCCCAGCTCGATATTTTCGCGCCATTTCCTATGGCCCCAATCTTGGCGGCTTGCTCTGCTTTCCCGCTAGCATCTAATGGCGTTGAATATTTTTCCTCCAATTCTTTCCATTTTGCATTGCTGTACAAGTGCATTCGCAACTCCTGATGGTGGGTGGCGGCATAGGCATAAACCCATGTGTCTAGCGGTTCATTACGCGCGCCTTTTCGTTTGACAAACCTGCCGGTTCGTGTGTCAAACGTTTCGGACACAAGGCCGATGAAATATTCAGGCGGCAATTGTTGGCTGAAATGGCATTGCCGGTCATCACTGTCGTTTTTTTCGGCATCTGCTGACAACATGCCAAACAGTTTGTTTTTGATTCCTATCGTGCCAACGTGTTGAATATAAACACCTTTTTTTTCTGCGCGGCCTTTAAAATCAACGTCCTGCGCCTTCGGCCTGCTCAATACCGGCGCGTTTCTTGGCACAGCACCAAAAATAGCCATGACGCGGCGCGCCTGCTTTTTACGGACATAATCTTTCACCGCTTCGGTGCGGTGGCCACCTGCATCGATTGCCGTGGCCTGTATCGGCAACAAATGGCCGTTGCAATGCTCTATCGGCGAGTTTAGCAGATCAGTTAATTCCGCCCAAACCGAATCGCCTGCCGGGTCGCCATATATTACAGCATAATCAATAACATAAAATTTATTATTGCTTCCCCAGCCAATAACCTGCACTTCCAGCCGGTCGTCTTGTGTGTCAACTCCCGCCGTAATCATGCAAACGCCTTTTGGAGCGACCCTTAGCGGATAATCTTCCGCCCTGTCCGCTATCAGATTTATTTTTAAACCCTGCATCGACCGGTCTTCCCATGTTTCGGCCAGACGGTCATTGATGAATGTTTTCAGGCGGGCGGTGTCGTTTTGAACCTGATCCCACATTTCCATTAATGTTTGCCAACTAGGGCCTAATCCAACAGGATAATAAAGCGCGTTGCAGGTGTAGCCGCGTTCTTTTTTTTCTGGTGATTCTGGTATCCATTTGCCTGCTGCAAACATTGCTGTTTTGTGGCGTTCATCAATGATGGCGGCGCATTCCACGCACAGGTAATAAACGTCTCCTGTTTCCATTTTTTTTAGCCCAGACCACTCCAGTGGCTGATAGTGTCCACAATGCGGACATGGCACATGGTATCGGCGGCGGTCTGACGCTAGGTAAAGTTGTTCAATACGGCTCAGACCTTTTATTTGCGGGGTACTGATAAACAGGTGTTTATAGGTTGACGGGAATGCGCTGGTCCGGCCTAGTAACATATCCATTGGGTCATCGCCCCCGATGAAATTGTTGGCAAACTCGTCAACCTCATCGACAATCAGCATTTTTACGCTGGTTGATTTTAGGCGCGAAGGGCTGCCAGCATGTTCAAAATAAATCTGGCCACCTAAAAAGTCCTTAAAAAACCGAGTGTTACTTGCATCTCGACTGTTGACACTGGTTAACGTTGCGGCAACCGTCTGGCATTCCTCTACCAGTGGGTTGTATTTTTGGTTGATCCATTTATGTAACGATACCTCGCCGGGCAAACACACCATTATTGGCCCGGGGTTTTCCTCCTGAGTGTAACCAACGACATTGGTGGCTACCTCGCTTTTTCCGATTTGAATCGGAAACATCAATGCAATGGATTTGACAGGTGATCGAGCCGATAGGCAATCCATCGGCTCTTTAAGAAGTGGGTTTCTGGATGTCCGCCAACGCCCTGGCTCTGCGCTGCTTTTTGATGACAAAAACCTATTCACGTCCGCCCATTCTGATACTGTTAGCGGTTTTTTTGGCTCAAACGATTTCGCCAGTGCTTTGAAAATATGGCTTTCAGCCGAATCCATTATTTAATGTTATTCAAGATGGATGATTTGCGTTAGGCGGCTCTTCTATGGGACTTAATTTTAATTCATTTATCAAATATGGAATGTCGGCTAGCTGTTTATCTGTAGGGTTAAATATAGCAACTGCATACAGTTTGCCAAAATACGAGTAAGTTTTTCCGGTATACTCAACATAACGGTTGTTTTTTTGTATGTATCTGATGCGGCTAAAAAAACATGGAATTATTTTCCCGTGCGCCTCTCCGCCTATCATCAGCCAATTTTTAACTTTTTTCATTGATTTTATCCTGATAAATGCCAAACAAGTCGGTCAAGGCGACCAGCCGCCAGTGGCGCGGTTCGCGATTAGTTTTCTCAAAGTTCGTTTTGACTTCAATCTTCCGCTAGCGGCGGTCGCATTACCGTAGCGTTATAAATTTTGTTTCCGTTTCTCAATCACCGCCCCTGCGAGCAGCAGCCTAAACCGCAACGGCCTTTTTTTATGCCAGTTCAGCAGGTTTTGCTCGGATTCGCCGGTTATCCTGACAAATTCGGCGAGGCTATCCAGCCCCGCCGCCTTGCATTGTTCTGATGGTGTCATAATTTGTTAATCACCTCTGCATGATCCGTTGTAATTAATTAGTTGGGCGCATGTTTTTTGGTCAATCCATGTTTGTATTGCCAAAAATACCTCTATTGCATCAGTTTCTACGCAATCGTCATTATAAAAACCATCTGATGATGGCGGTGTTGGCAGTTGATCAAAAACGATGCTGGTAAATTTTATATCTCTGTTTTTATAGCAAAAACTTTCTGTTGACATTCCCAATGCCGTGTCAACGGCGTCAGTAATAATTTTTGCAACTTCTTTTTGGACAGGTTTTTTTTGCCATCCCTCCTGTAGGTAATCAAGTCTTTTTTCAATTAGATCAGATATATCTCCAAATTTTTGTTGTGTATCTTGTCCGATTATTAGTTGTTTAGGTGTTAAGTTCATTTTAGTCTCCGGTTATTTTTTATGGTTATTCAGACTGGGTGAATCCCTATCTGTTGGAAACTATTATACACAATTATTTTTTGTTGTACACAATTATTTTGTGTTTTTTACGTTTTTAAATAAAACATAGATCAATCCGACCATATTCAAACCATCTAAATCTGGTGTATAGATTTGCATTTCGCATCAAAACGGTATGTCGTCGTCATATTGGCCATCAAAATTATCAACGCCACCAGTGGGTGGCGGATTGCCTTGGCTATAATCATTTGCCTGTTGCTTGGAAATTCCGCCTTGCTGCCTGTTTCCGCAAAACTGGAAATCCCGCACCAAAAACTCCGTTATGTAATGCTTTGCGCCTTCGCTTTCCCATGAACGGGTGCGGGCTTGGGTGGTTACGTGTATTTGGCTGCCTTTTTTGAAATATTCGCCAATCATCTCAGCTGTTTTGTTGAATGCAACGCACCGAAACCAGTCGGTCTCTTCCTTCAACTCGCCGGTCTGCTTATCCTTCCACCGCCTGCCGCAAGCGATGGAAAAATTGGCCACCACTGCCCCGTTTGGCAAATGCGCCAAGACAGGATCAGCCCCCAAGTTGCCCATGAAAACGCAGTTATTTATTGCCATAATCTCATTGATTTAATTACAAATTTTTTAACAAACATCATTTAAACACCATAAGCCCTTTATCAACCAGCTTTGCCATCGTTTCCAGCACCGCCTCGTAATGGGCGACAAGAATGTCTTTTTTGGACATCCATGACGGCCTGTCCCCGCCGTCTATGACGCGGTGGCATTCGCTGCACGCATAAGCGCCGAATTTAGTTTTTATCCCAATGCCCTTGCCAAACCTAACTCCGTTGACATGGGCAAACACCACGGTGGATGGGTCAAAGTTGCACACCTCAGGCAACCTGACCGTGCATTCTTCATGATTTGCGCTGGCCATGATGGATTTTGTGGTCATCAGCAAAACCCCAGCACTTTTTGCACAACCCTATCCAAATCGTCACGGGTGTAGTGAGTCAGCACCTTTCCCAAAATAACGTCTATGGCAGAGCTGTACAGCTCGTTAAATTCAATTTCATCCATATTAGAAAAACTCATTGATTTTGCGTCAATTTTTGCTTTTCCGTCTATGCCGACGGAAATGTTGTAAAACCCGCATTGGATAATAATATCCTTCCTAAACCGGTCGCGGTTTTTGGCGATTTTTACGCCGTTATGCTCAATTTCAGGCGCATCCCACGCATCAAACGCCACATCCAACAGGGCAAAAAATTTGCGGTGGAAACCAATGTTGCGCGGCTGGGTAAGCTCGGCCTTAAACTCCGCATTGGGGCGCATTTTTTCCATCAGTTCGGCGGCGTTTTGGTCAACCGGCACGAACGAGTTGTAAAGTTTGCGAAGGAAAAGCGTTGCCATTGTTATAAATTCTGCCAGATAATTGTGCCGCCTAATGCAAAAACGGCACATTCAAGATGACTTTTTGCTGTGTCAATACAATCCTCAAGTTTCGTTATGCGTTTGTTTAAAAACGAAGCATCAACAACCTGATCAAACCTGTTTTTATTGGCGTATTCAAACCAGTCATGGCAAAATTTAGACATCCTTTCCGGTGTTGCTGGGGCATGATCTTTCATTTTTGCCCCTTTATTAAATCTTGGCTGGCACCAAACTTTTGCAGATTCAACAACATCCTTGCCCTCAATCATTACAATCGTGAAACAATTG